AAGAATCTGAATTATACTCTGATAGTCTCAAGAAAGATGTAGATGATACATTCCTCGCACGTTTCAAGGGGTTTGTTGATACTTTATCTGGAGTTTCCACTGGTGGTGCTGCTGCTGGCGCTGCTGCTGGCGTTGCTGGTGGTGCTGCTGGTGGTGCTGGTGGTGCTGATGGTGTTGTTATCGCTGCTGCTGCTGGCGCTGCTGCTGGTGGTGCTGGTGGTGCTGATGGTGTTGTTATCGCTGACGGAGTTTCAGAATTCACAGGTAAATACATTGGTAATGAATTCTTAATGCCTGGTGATAAAACGTGCGCATCCGTAAATAACGCAGAAACACCCGATAAAATACACAAACATACTTTACACATCCAACAGATTAAAACGATGGTGAAAGATATAAGTGACAAATACGATGTATTAAAATTAGTGTTTAATGGTGTCAATATACAAGCTTACGAAGCAAGTGTTGCGATCCAAGATGATTATCTACGCAGACGCATCATTTCTGGGTTTGTGTGGTGTATGGTTCTTTGGCCATCGTTACAGTCTCATGATTTTGTTGCCAAATTGTACACTGCTTTTGGTACCGAACGTAATCAATACGCATTCTATGTAGGGGGGGTGCTAATGCCGGTATTAGTAGTGTTGGTTTGTTCGGTGGGAAAGATGTGCGAAAACAATTGAATCTCAAAAATATGGCAGCAATCATCAAAGAGATTCAAAACGCTAAGCTGTAATTTATGAAGGTTGATATGTATTCCGATAAAAAATGATTTAAAATAAATAGGAGTGTATATTATCAGAGATGGTCTTAATACTTTTCGGGAAAGATGGATGTAAAAATTGCAAAGTTGTCAGGGATGTTCTGATAGTACAAGGAACAGAATTTGAATATATCAATGTACAGAATGTGTTCAAAGCAGAAAAATTGTGCGAAGAAAGGGGTATTTCAATTGAACTCGATCATGTCAGAGTTTTCCCGTTTGCTGTAAAAGACAATACAGCGTATAGTTACGAAGAGATAGTTAGTACCATCGTTGAACCAATTCTCTTTCCTAGAGATGACAGATATACATTATTTCCTATTAGATACAATGATATGTACGAGCTTTTGAAAAAATCAAGAGCTTCTTTCTGGAATCCTGAAGAGATTGATTTTTCCAAAGATTACGAAGACTGGGAGTCACTCGATGATAATACTAGGACGTTTATCAAACATGTGCTTGCGTTCTTTGCGAGTGCCGATGGAATTGTGTTGGAAAATTTAATGTCCCGATTTTCATCAGATGTGAAGATGCCCGAAGCATTGCATTGTTATGCGATTCAGGAAGCTATGGAAGCAATTCACAGTGAAACATACAGCTTACTTATTCAAACATATGTCAAGGATCCGGTAGAGAGAAACACACTTTTCAACGGGGTTAAAAGTATTCAATCGATTCGTCAAAAGAGTGAGTGGGTACAACACTGGCTCACTGGGAAACAGTCATTTGCTGAACGCATCGTCGCATTCGCATGCGTTGAAGGTATCATGTTTTCTGGAAGTTTCTGTGCTATTTTTTGGTTGAAACACCAAGGTAAAATGCCAGGACTCGCTTTTGCAAATGAATTGATTTCTCGCGACGAAGGATTACATACAGAAACTGCTGTTGCTCTATTCCATCATTTGAATAACAAACCTTCTCAAGAAACAATTCATCAAATTGTGAAAGGAGCTGTTGATCAAGAAAAAATATTCATAATCGAAAGTTTGAAGACAAGGATGATTGGTATGAACGACGAACTCATGAGTAGATACATTGAATTTGTCGCAGACAGATTGCTTTCACAACTTGGATATCAGAAAATATATAACAGCGAAAATCCGTTTGATTGGATGGAAAATATTAGTTTGAATGGAAAAACTAACTTCTTTGAGAAACGTGTAGGCGAATATGCAAAGGCTGGTGTCATGGGTAGTATCGAACGAGTTTTTGAAATGGATACCGATTTTTAATATTATAAAAGGGTATTTTTCTTATTTTTCGCTCCCAATTTTTAATATTATAAAAGGGTATTTTTCTTCTTTTTCGCTCCCGATTTTTTTACGTTTACAGCTATAGAATTCTTCTTTCTTAATAAACTATTAGGGTCTATGGTCGATATTTGTGTATCGTCGTGATCAGGATTGTATCGTTTATTGTGACACGCCCAAAATTTAGGCGAACCCACTCTAAACGATCCAGAAGGGCGTATTTTTGCCTTATACCAAAATACGACATCCTCTATTTTATTACTCTTACTCGTATTGTCTAAGACGAGACATTCGTAATTTTCTGTACACGAATTCAGTACCTGCGAGAACATCTCATAGTTGGGAAAAATGCCAAAGAAATGTTTGAATATTTTCTCTCTATTTTGAATGATATTTTCCCTAAGGATAAATACGTAATCTACGTTCGCGCGAAGGTCTGGGCTCAGGTCCATGCAATACTGCATCGTAAGCATAAAAAATATATTCCAATGACGACCATTCATGAATATAGCTCTTGTTCCCTTATCTCGCACAAGTCGTTTGTCGTACATACAATCATCTAAAAGTACAAATACATTTGAGTTATCTTTATTTTTCTTCACGATCCCTTTTTGTCTGCTAATAACTTTATCAACAACTTCGGGGTCATACTCGTTGTACACGAAAAGATCGGGGATGAATTGCTGATAATAGCTATTCCCTTCTTCTGTCCCTGACATGACAATTCCAACTGGGAGATGTTTTTTATGATATAGAATGTCCGTTACAAGAGTAGTTTTTCCAGTACCACGTTTTCCGATGAAGACAAGTACTCTGTTATCTCCGATTGTAGACGGATCAAATTTTTTTATGTTAACATTCATCTGCTGTTATGTGTGGATATATTTTTCATGGAAATTAAACATGACTTTCAGAGCATATGACGTAAAATTTCCCTGAAATTTTTTTCTATGTATAAAGTACAAACAACAATGGGAGGCGGTTTAATGCAACTCGTAGCCTATGGCGCTCAAGACGTTTACCTTACTGGTGACCCCGAAATTACTTTCTTCAAGGCGATTTACCGTCGTCACACCAACTTCTCAGTTGAGTCCATTGCTCAAGTATTCAACGGTACCACTGGTTTCGGCCGCAAAGCGACCGTCACCGTAAGCCGTAACGGTGATCTTATCACTAACACTGTTCTGGAAGTCAAGCTTCCCGCGCTTCCCGTCGGTTATAAGTGGAACAACAACATCGGTCACAACCTTATCGAAGAGGTCGAACTTGAAATCGGTGGCCAACGCATCGACCGTCACTACGGTGAATGGCTCGACATCTGGTCTGAACTCAGCACCCCTGAAGCCAAGAAGGGTATGTTCGACTCTGAAATGATCCGTCGTGTCTCCGACCTCAGCAGCACTACATCCGAAGCAACGACCCTTTACATCCCCCTTCAATTCTTCTTCAACCGCAACCACGGTCTTGCTCTTCCCCTCATCGCCCTTCAATACCACGAAGTCAAGATTAACTTCACCTTCGCCAAGATTTCCGATCTCTGCCATGGTAGTGGTGCTCTCTCTGTTGATGATCCCTCTATGTCCCTCTACATCGATTACGTCTACCTCGACACCGATGAGCGCAAGCGTTTCGCCCAATCTCAACACGAACTCCTCATCGAACAACTCCAATTCACCGGTGATGAAACCCCCGTTGAAAACGGTTCCTACCGCCTGAACTTCAACCACCCCGTGAAGGAGCTTGTCTGGGTCGTCACACAACCCGTATCCGGTGACAAATTCGACTACGGTTCTAATGAGACTGTTGTCAGCGCGAACCTCCAACTCAATGGCCATGATCGTTTTGACACCCGCGAAGGTTCTTACTTCCGCCTTGTCCAACCCTTCCAACACCACACCCGCATCCCCGAGAAGAACATCTACGTGTACTCCTTCGCCGTCAAGCCCGAAGAGCACCAACCTTCCGGTACATGCAACTTCTCCCGCATCGACAACGCCACGCTCAAGCTTAAGCTCACCCCTGCGGCGGTTGCTCATGCTGACTCCAAGGTCAAGATCTTCGCTACGTCCGTCAACGTCCTCCGCATCCTCAGTGGTATGGGTGGCCTCGCGTATTCCAACTAAATGTGTTCGATAGATACATCGCGCGGTGTATTTAAAGAATAACATAATGTCATAAAAAAGACTCTCTACATCAAAAATAAAGGAATATATTCCTCCGGTTTTGTTGTATTCATACGTTTACATTTTTTGTTTATTCCACTCTTCGGCACAAGCCTTGCTTACTGCAATAAATCTAGCATTTCCTTTGTATTGCGCAAATTTGACATCATCCTTCAACTCTGCGTAACGCTTCTTTACAAACACTTGATACGCGCTTGGTTCGCGGGTTTCGCGGGTTTTCTTAGGCTTACCACCTTCAAGTGCTAGAACACGTTTTTCGAGAGCAGCAATCCGAACTTCAATAGAATCCATCGTAATTAAAGAATGTAACTAAATCTTTAAGTCTGTTGGAAATACTCAATCTCTGTACAAATTCTCGATTTAGTAAACACATCATCCTCGAAAATGTTATTCATGATGTTTTCTGTAAGAAACGAATTATATGCGGGGCCATATCTCGTTTTCATGTTACCTCGAATGAAACGTGCGAGGTCGTTTTTCTTATCAGTTGTATATATATCGTCAACAACCTTTTTGATTTCTTTCGCGCTGATCTTGTAAATTGATTTATCTTGTAAATATTGTTCATAATGCCACTTGGCAAATGTGAAGGATAGATCTTGAATTTGTTTGATGTACTCGCTCTTCATCTTGTTCATATATACGGTATTTTTATAAACCATTTACCGCGCATATACTTAAAAAATCATATATACAATGTATTAACGATGTTCATTATCCTTCGGTTTTTATTACTTCTATTATGGACACCTCTACTGTACATAGATTCATATATAACATACGAAGTATTTTTTACGATACTTCGTCTCAACGGACCATTCTTCATAAAACTTACACAACTGTATGCTTCTATCAACGAAAATAAACGATTAGAAGAAAGGGTATTTGATAACATTCATGAACATTCATACGAGAAAACAAAAGAAGTGTATAAACTCTCTTTTGGTAGAAACATAGACGAACGGTATATCATGGATTCTCATCTACCTATTGCATCTGGTAGTATCGGTCAAGTATACAAGGCATATGACAATATTACAGAACAATACGTTGCGATCAAGGTTAGACACCCAGGTATATTTCAATTTTCTATGAAACAAATAACATGTTTCAAACGATTTCTCACGTGGTTATCAAAAACGCTTTCAATTGTAGATGTAGACGCATTCATATTATCATATTCTAATCAAATAGATATGAGAATAGAAGCAAATAATATGATGCGATTCAATAGTATCTTTAAGGATACACCATTTGTGACATTCCCAATACCAGTTGAATATTCAGAAGAGGTGATCGTCATGACTTATCTCGAAGGTCTTCAAAAAAATGAAGTGATGGAAAATCCATATTTGTATAATAAAGTTGCTTTATTCCTATTTACAATAGTTCGAAGTATGTCAATAGAACACGGATTTCTTCACTGTGATTTACATCATGGCAATTGGGCATACGACCCTAAAACCCAAGGCATAATAATCTACGATACTGGTTGTGCGGTGGAATTGGATAATGAACTCGTCCGAAAAGTATGTACGCATGTATATACACAAGAAATCAAAGAAGGATTGCGATTATTTATGAAGCGCATGTTGGTATATGAAATTCCTGATCGTATGATACAAGATTTCATAGAAAATAATAACAATTTTATACTAGATTTGGAAAAAGATTGTAGCGCACACAATGTTCTGAATACATTCAAGAGTTGTGCAAAAATATTAAAGACACCGATAAAAAATGAAATGTTATTTCTATTCTTGTCGAGTATAGTCATAGAAAACATATTACGTGAGAATTCTTTAATGGGTGTATCAAAAAATGAAAGTATTGATGTGATGAAAAGTGAATTAAGTTTATTGAATCAATATAGAATTTTCCCAAAATACAAGAATTTTCTGAAAGATTGTCTATCAGAAAGTAAAACTATTAAAACATATGACACTGATATGGTAGCTGCATTTTACAATTTAAAAGAATGTGAGTCTTAAAGAAATATGCCGATCATATCAGACTCGCGTACAACGTTAGAAGCAAAGCATAAATCAGTCGTTAAAAATATTATGACGCTTGACAACATACAAGAAAAAATGAAAAAGAAAGATGCGTTGAAAAAGCGACTACAAGAAGCTATATCTTGGAATGAAAAATGTGATGTAGATGCGCAAATAGAAACCATCGAACGAGAAATTTCATATGAACATAATAACATTGACTATATGCTTTCGGTTGCTCCAATCATTCAACGATATACATCAGAATCAAATACGTCTAATAACGATGGACATTCTGTTATGAATGGATCAATTGTTCACACAAAAGGTAATAATGATAGAGGAAAAATGTACGATGAATACTTATGTATTACAGAAAATGCACCAACACAATCAGAATCACATTGTACGTATACATGCAAGAGGTGCGTCGAACCAAGAATTATGTCATTGGCTGAAGCGACTATGATATGCCCAAGTTGTGGTGATGCAGAAATAAATTTCGAAATGGGCGCACATAACATGAGTTACGACCAAGAAGTTAATTCAGATGTCAACATTTGTTTTGCATATAAAAGAATCAACCATTTCAACGAATGGATGGCTCAATTCCAAGCAAAAGAATCGACATACATCCCATCGGATATTCTCGATGCATTGCGTTTAGAATTGAAGAAGGTTCGAATTGCTGACATGACACAAATAACACAAAAGAAGGTAAAAGACCTTCTAAAAAAGTTAAAATACAACAAGTTTTACGAACACGTTCCTCAAATTACAAACATGTTAAGTGGAATATCTCCTCCTACTATGACTCCGCATTTAGAAGAAAAACTTCGTAATATGTTTAGAGACATTCAGGAACCATTCGAAAAACATAAACCAAAAGGTAGGTCAAACTTTTTATCATATGGATATTGTCTATACAAGTTCTGTGAATTGTTGGGTCACGACGAGTTTTTAGATAGTTTCCCGTTGCTCAAAAGCAGAGAAAAATTATATCAACAAGATTGTATATTCAAAAAAATATGCACAGACCTTCAATGGGAGTTCATCCCAACGGTTTAAAGATTACAATCAGAGATATATATAATGGATACCAAGACAGACCATCTCGACGCCGACCCTATTACGATTCCTGGTCAAAACTATGCATTGATCAGTATTGTCAGTGACGAAAGCAATCAGAAGCATGATAAGTGCGGGGTGAAAATTCGTGGTGTGTTTAACACGAAGGAAGACGCACAGCACCACGCAAAGAAACTTCAGAGTCTTGATAAAACGTTTGATGTGTTCTTGGTTGAAATGTATAAGTGGCTTTTAGTACCACCTGATATCAGCAAAATTGACGAACAACATCATGCAGATGATGTTCTTAATAATATTGTTCATACACACAAGGAAGAACAAATCAAGGCTATGCAGCTTTATGAAGAACGCAAGACTGAAGTGAAGAAGGGTGACGAAGATCCAATTGATAGCGTCACAGAAAAGTAAATTTCTAATTTTTTTTGTATATTACGATTGTAATAATGAGTTTTACAATACCTACATTGCTTCAAGTAAGAGGCGTTGATGACGATAACCAAGAATGTATATGGTACGCGGAAGCGGTTGGACGTATTAAAAAACACGACGAACATTATTACGAAGGATATTACCTTGTTCCATCGAAAACGAAACCATCATATTTGGTTTACGATGAAACATATGAACATATACCAGAAGACAGTGTGATAGCTAAGCTCGGTGTAAAGAGTGAAGGATATGCGCTAGCTTGGGGAAAAATGGGTATACTCATGAATGAATCGGGACATTTCATAAAAGTGGGCGAACCCGAATTTGAATTTTCAGAAAGCGACGATGACGATGACGATGAAGATGACATAGGTTCGATTGATTCTTACAGCACAGAATCTGATGACGGCATAAGTAATATAAGTGATTTAATAGATGATTCAGAAGAAGCAATACCATCTTCAAACGACGAAGAAACGCGAACACTTAATGTTCAATTTAGGAATTGGGTACCGAAAGATGAAAAGGAGAATAGAGTGAAAAGTTTTATTGAATCTCTCGAGCATAAGGCAGCTCAACAACAAGACGAACGTGCAT